CCAAGGCCGAGCCTGCAGAAGCAAGCGAAGAAGAAAAACAAAACGCCGAAAATATGGCCTTCATTAAAAACGCCATAGCATTAGCCCGCAAAGGCCAAAAATTAGAAAACCCGCCCGCAGGTTGGAACATGGTAAAAATCATGGGCTTCATGAATAGCATTTTAAAAGAGATGTCTGTTACCAGTGAAACTGATACAACCGAAATGTAAACCACGGTTTACAAAACAAAACCCGCTTCGGCGGGTTTTTTAACGCCTAACGAAACGAAACAAAATTACATAGTTTCACTTGATACCAGTAGTATGATGATGCTGATGGCGATGATGACTATGCAGATGTTTTTGTAAACCGTGGTTTACATCTTTATACGAAAGCGAGAACTACAATGAATACATTACACGCAACGCCTGTGCACGGCAAAACTTACAACACTAGCAAAGAACTTATACAGGATTGGTTAGACGGCGTAGAGTTTGATGCGGGCGAATATCAATTCTCTATAAAGGATTATGACCTTTTGGCAAGAACTTATAACTACGATGACATATGTATTGTGCATGATGATTGCGGAATTTCGTCAGCTACGTATATTCCGTTGTTTAAGGTAGGCTAAAAGCTTTGTTCCAAGTGGCGTTTTTTATGGAACAGACTGTTTACGTAATGAAATCAAGAACTTAACGCATGGTCTGTTCCGCTTGTTCCATCGCACGGAACAAAAGACAATCTATTAGTAGCGCCATTTGAGGGTTGCTTTTGTCTCTTGTTCCATAAAATAGATTATTAAGAGAAGAGAGGATATGATTTGTGAGTGGTTACTAACATTTTGTCTCTTTATCCCGTCTTGTCTCTTTATCGCGCACTGCAAGGTCTTAATGCATGGAACGGCGGAACAAAGGACAAAAAGTAACCTCAAATGGCGTCGCAAGCCGTTTGTCTTTTGTTCCTGAACATGGAACGAGTGGAACAGAGTATGGGTTTTGTGGAACAGAATTTGGAAGAAGTAGAACTAAACTGCTGAGTAGCAGTTTACCCAAGGCAAACGAAAAAGTCAATAGCTTTTTCAAGTAAAAGCAAAATAAAAACCAAGCGGAACAAAACACACCAAAACAAGCAAGGAATTTTAAATCAGCAGAAAAGGTAATGTAGGGTATGGAAAAGCTTGACATTGTAGTGTTTTTATGATACAATGTAGTTGTAAGTGAGAGCTTGGTCAGAGGTATTTAGCGGTGTGGTTTTGCATTTATAAACCACGGTTTACAAAAAGGAGTATCAAACATGTTTCAGTGTGTTGAGTGTGGCGACGACATAGAGGTAAGGCGAGCACAGCTAGGTTATAAAGTGTGCTTATTCTGCGGTGAAGAAGCCGCGAGAAACGAAAGAAAAGCATGGTGCATAGTGCCTATGCCCAAAAGCAATTACATATTAGTAACCGACCAAAGTTTATTGCTTGGTCTTAACAGTTCACACAAAGGAGTAACAAAATGAGAAGTAGAGAGTTTACAGACGAGGCGTTCGGGTTGATGGTGTTATGTTACGTGATACCCGCACTTGTGTTGGGCTTGATAGTTTGGCTTTTATAAACCACGGTTTACAAATTAAGGAGATACAAAATGACTGAACAAAGACGATGGGAAAAACAGATAGCGGCACTTAGCGATACTTCGCGGCGTTTGGCGGCGCTTGACGACAAGACAGTTAAAGAGTATGTGCATGAGGTGTTTCTTACAATATCAATGGCGGCACTTGGGCTGTTATGGTTTTGGTTGTTCGTGTATTTGGTGTTTAGTTTATAAACCGTGGTTTACAAATGAGAGGGGAACAAAATGGCTAAGAAAATGAAAAAGTATTTAGTAACAGCGGAGTTATGGTATGACTACGACGATGACATGATTGATGAATGGGAAGACAACGGCGACAAAGAACTTACATACCTCGGTGCAGATGGTGTGCGATGGGAATTGACATCGTGGCTTGAGGACTTGGGTTTTAATGTGGACATTCGTGTAGTAGAAAATAAGGAGTAGCGAAATGAACAAGTATCAATGGCAGGCAAAGCGTGCGCAGGGTAGAGCAAACATCAGATGGATTAAGGCATACTTAGAGTGCTTGTTTGATGGGCGTGATGTGGTTGTGTTAGCACATGAGCAACGGCAGTTAGAATTGTTTTTACAGTAAGGGGAACGACATGGGAAGAATAAAGAAAAACAAAGTTGAATGGGAGGAAACGAAAGAAAACCCTAAAGAAGAAAAAGTAGTTCAGTATCTAACAACGTGGCTGATGATGTATGGCAAAGGGTTCATTGAGCATGATGAGGCATCCAAGGTAGACGACTTGATTAGCGACTGGAACGAAGTATGTTGGAGTTATGCATTAGACAAGGGCTACATATACAACGTAGGTTGGACTAGATACCACGCCGTTGATATGAAATCAAGACTAACTAAAGCAGGTTTAGAATATATAAACCGTGGTTTACAACAAGGAGAACAACATGGGATATAGAAGTCAAGTAACAAGTATCATCTACGGTGAGGCTGAAAAGATTGACTTGTTCCTAGTTAAGCATAAGATACTAGACAGCGAGGCGTTTACGGAATTTAAGGAACACATAAGTATAGTAGACAGAGATGCGCAAAAAGGGATAGTGTTAGAGGGCGATTGGTGGAAATGGTATCCCGAGTATTCCGACGTTAAGTCATGGCACGATTTACTTGCAGATGCCGAGGAATTTGGGTTACAGTATGAACTTGTCCGAGTAGGCGAGGAGTCTGGAGATGTTGAAACATTCCACTCAGAAAATTGCGATTGGGTATTAAGCGTAAACACATCAATAGATAATACTTTTTAGGGGAATACCATGGCAGTAAAAATACTTGCTGAGTTTAGAACTAGGTTTGAGATGGATAGTAATGGTAGTGAGAACCTTGAGGAAATTGAGCAAGGTGCATGGGAAATGTTCCAACGCGTGCAGATAGACGACATGGAATGGGATTTAGTGGTAAGTAAATACGAAACAGATATGCTTCATTAACAACACCGATTTGTAAACTACGGTTTATAAATCAACAACTAACCTAGTAACATCTTTTGAGGAGATACAATAATGACTGATTTAAACCAAGGTAATGACATAGGTAAAAACTATTACAATCGGGTTAAAGCCCATTACGAAAGCGTTAAGCCAATACGAGGGGTTCGCGCGGCGCAAGACATACGTCCAATGTATAGACGGGTAAGAACACATGAACGAGTAGTAGCGCAACGTCGTGCAGATGGCGAGTGGTGGTTTGGGTATCGGCTATACGATACTGACTTAGTAATGGTAAGTCCGACTGGCATCATAGAGTTCAAGCACGACGGATGGAATTCAACAGCGACTTCGCAATTTATACATGAGATTGGTTGGCGGTTCTTTGATAGAGCATTTGTAGCTTACAAGCGCAATAACAAAATATGGGTTGCAGACAAATACGATTACAGCGACAAGACTACACAGAATAGATACCCAATACAAAGCGGGGCAATACAATTTAAGTTTGTTGTTGTTGATAACCTAGCCCGCGTAGCGCCCGTTGGTGCGATTGAGGAAATTAAACCTATCGTAGACCGCAAGAAAATGAAAGAGGCGATGGCAGTCTATAAACCAATGCTTAACTATATGGCTACTGTGCTGAAAATGACGGGGGGGCTACTTACTCACGAGATGCGTGATGGACTAAAAGATAGATACGCCCACGAGAATTCATGGCGACGCACGCCTGTATATAAATGCACGACGGGTGATGAGCTTGAGGAAATACAATACTCACGCACTGGGCTTGAAGGGATTATAGAGAGGTTTGCTAACGTGGCAGAGCATGGCACGCCCGACGATTGGATGAAAGTGCTATGTTGTATAGCGCAAACCTTTGACCACACGACCGAGAAGGTGGGGCAGGTGGAGTATGAAGTAAGATGGGGGGATACAGATGAGACAAAGCGAATGTCTACGGAATACCTTGCGAACATCACACTACTGGTTAAGCCCTCAGCAATACGAGATAAGTTTGCAAGAGCAGTAAAGAACTCCAGACAAGATGTTTGGACAAGTAAAGTTGTAAACCATGGTTTACAAAACGTGTAATTAACCAACTAGGAGAAACAAAATGAGTAAAATTAATTTCGGTAGTTCATTGACATTGAAACAGTTCGCAGATGCTATCGTCACGGTAGGTAAAGAAGTAACCATCATAGGCCAAGGCGAGATGGGTATCGGTAAGTCATCGGTATTAAAGACGGTGGCCAAGCAGTTACCCAATTACAACACGGCATACATAGATTGCACGTTACTGGACTTAGGGGATTTTGCCCTGCCGTATACAAAAGATGAGCCAAAGATGAAGGTTACTAAGTTTGCGCCGAACGCTAGGTTCATGATGCACGAGGACAAGCCTGTCATAGTTATGCTAGACGAGATAGGTAAGGCCATGAAGTCTGTTAAGAACGTGTTACTCACATTGATGTTAGAGCATAGGATTGGCGACCACTACTTGCCCGAGGGTTCAATAGTATTTGGCACGACTAACTTAATGGCTGAGGGTGTTGGTGATTTGATGGAAGCCCATGCGCGTAACCGTGTGTGTTTCGTTACTGTTGCTAAGTCTGATGCAGATGAATGGATTGACAACTTCGCTGTGCCTCACGGACTAGATGCTACGGTGATTGCGTGGGTTAAACAGTTCCCTCAAGCGTTAGCGTCATTCACTGAGGGTAATCAGAAAGACAACCCATACATCTTTCAACCCGCACGAGCAGGCCAATCGGCGTTTGTTACACCACGTTCGTTAGAGAAAGCAAGTAAGGTGGCAGGCCGTCGTTCGGAATTAGGCGACGCAGTTACTATTGCCATGCTGACTGGCATCATAGGGGAAAGCGCGGCGCGTGATATGCAGTCGTTCTTCACAGTGGCAGACAAGTTACCGTCATGGGATGTAATTATGAAAGCGCCCGAGACAACCAAAATGCCCGAGGATACCGTAGCTAAATGTATTCTAGTGTTCAGTGCGTTGAGCCGTGTTGAGAAAGATACATTGAGCACATGGATGACTTACCTAAAACGTATGGACATGGAGTGGCAAGCACTGTTCGCTAAATCATTGGTATCGTCTAATGCTAAGCAGGGCATGGCTTTCGGTAATGCAGAGTTCAAGACATGGGCACTGACTAACCAATGGCTATTCTAGATTGGATTTATAAACCGTGGTTTACATTAAGGAGAACAACAATGAACAAAGCAAGTGTAAGAATTAAGAAACAACAATTAGTGATGGATGTAGATGATGCGGTAATGTTGTTTAAGTTACTAAGTAAGATGGGCGTAGAACACATGGATTATGACTACGTAAAAGGTGATTCAGAGAAAGGCACATCGTCCAAGTCTGTGTATTACGTTGAGCCTGTTAAAGACTTGGTAGAGCTAACATCTGTGAACGATGAGGACTACGCAATGATGAAACTATATGCATCAACGAGGGAGCATGAGTGATGAGCAAACTAACAGCAGAACAACGCATACAACGTGCACATGTATGGCTAATGGGTAATCCCGACTACGTTTTATATTCAGGCATCATGATGATGGGGTCTGTTGAAGTGGTTGATGACGTGCCTACTGCCTGCACTAATGGCTTGTATGTAAAGTATGGCCGTGCGTTCGTGGATAAGATAAGTGACATTGAATTACGTGGTGTTATCTTACACGAGAACTTGCACAAGGCGTTCCGTCACATGACTACGTGGTCTGACTTATGGAAAGAACACGCGATGCTTGCGAATATGGCATGCGACTATGTGATTAACTTAATGATACTGGACAGCGACCCAACACAAACTAAGGTGAAGTTACCCGAGGGTGGGTGTGTGGACGAGAAGTATCGTGGGCTAGATGCTAAGACGGTGTTTAACATGTTGAAACAAGAAGGCAAAGGAGAAGGTGGCAATGAGCAGGGCAATGAACAAGGCAATGAGAATGGTGATGGACAATCAGGTGGGGGATTTGATGAGCATGATTGGGAGGGAGCCCAAGAAATGTCCAAAGAAGAGAAGGATACTCTCGCACGCGAAATTGACCAAGCCCTACGACAAGGTGCAATACTAGCAGGTAAGATGAAAGGTAAGATTGCCCGTGAGATTGCAGACCAATTAGAGGCCAAGGTAGATTGGCGTGAGGCATTGCGTGATTACGTATCGTCCATGTGTGTAGAGAAAGACTATTCATCATACCGTAGACCGAACCGTAGATGGATTAACGAGGATGTGTATTTGCCATCAATGGAGGGAGAGGCACTGGGTGATATCGTAGTAGGCATTGACACGTCAGGTTCAATCGGCGGTGCTGAACTAGGGCAATTCTTAGGGGAACTGGTCTCAATCTGTAACGCGGTCAGCCCGTCCAAAGTGCATTTGTTGTATTGGGACACCGAAGTGGCAGGGCACGAGCAGTATGAAAGAGGTAGCTACGAGGGACTAATCAACAGCACTAAGCCTGCAGGTGGTGGGGGCACTGACGTTACATGTGTGGCCGAGTATATCAAAGAGCACAAGATTAAAGCCGAGTGCGCAGTGATTCTTACTGATGGCTACTTAGGTGGTGGGTGGGGTGAGTGGTCTGTGCCTGTGCTATGGGGTATTACAAGTAAAGGCATTACTGCTGACGTAGGAACATCTATATACGTGGGAGATTAAGATGACTAAAGAAAAACTGATAAAGAAGTATCGTGATTGCAACGTAGATGGGTATGACTGGTGGGAACATGTATACGAGAACTTCAGGGCTGATTTAGCAGAGGAAGGCTTTGTGATTGCGGACATATACTTTGACGGGTTTTACCATCAAGGGTCTTATGCTGACTTCACGGGCAGTATAAAAAATGTTTCCCTGTTTATGGAAAAGAACAAGATGGTTGAAACATTCCCTGCGACATACAAGCTAGCAGTTGAGGGGGGCATACAGATATATAAATCCGAGGGGGGTAGGCAAAGGGCTTCGTGTGTGGATGTAGATGTAAATGATTGGCAGTATTACTTATCACATGATATGGACGATGATATGCGGGCTTATTACATCCAACTATACCAAGCCAACACCGATATTGAATATCCTCATTTTGAACAGTGCGTTAAAGACGCGCTATATGAACATGCCAAAGACCTGTATAGAACTCTAATGCAAGAATACGAGTATCTATGTAGTGATGAGGCTGTGTGGGAAACCATTCAGAGTAACGAATGGGATAAAGAAGTAGCTTAATTTATAAACCGTAGTTTACATATAGGAGATTTAAAAATGACTAGAACACTTAAAGTAAATAAAACAGCACATGCACGCAAACTTTGCGCTAAACACCCTGAAATGACTGCAAAAGAAATAGCGACTCAGGCTAAATGCGACTTAGCAATCGTGTATAAAATCCGTAAGGCAATGAAAGAGGTAGAGCCCGTAGTAGTAGAAGCCCCTGCAGAATTAGCAGATATGGTATATACAGTAACTCAAGGCCGTAGCAAAGGGCGTCCAAGTAATATTGAGCATGCACTTAAATCAGTTGTAGAACTATCTGTTACTAACAAGTTGTTGATATCAATCTACGAGGGTAACGTCAATCTTACAACCGAGGAAGGCAAAGAATACTATTGCGAACCGCATCAAATATCGGGTGTAATCCAAGCCCTTAACTACCTAGAAACATTCACAACAATGGACACTGAAGGAGAGACAGAATGAGTGAGCGGAAAGTAGCTAGATGGTTCGTGCAGGTAGAGTGGGACGACGGCACTATTGAGCAATTATACGGGGGAGACATCCCCGATGTAGTAACGACGGAACTCCAGACTTATATCCAAGAACTAGAGGATTATGAAAATGGAAATTGGGATATGAATTACTTAAACGAAGGAGAGGAAGAATGATACAGAACTCAGCAGTATTGGTAGACTTAAACTTATCGGTGTGGACTGGTCGCAAGATGGACAAGAAAACATCCGATGAGGTCGTAGTCGCAAAGTCCGCGCATAGTAAAAATGCGGCATCAGTATCTAAACATCTTTTGGCAGGTAATGATGCACTGGCTAAGATACAGAAACACGCGGCCGCTATTAGGTCTTGGCACTACGAGCAATCGTTGCCTTGGTCTGATGGTGGGTCGCGTCTGTTACCGATGAAAGTATTCTTTGACTACAAGGCTAAGCTAGGGGAGTTCGAGCAAGAGTTCAATGACTTGGTGACAGAGTTCGTTAGGCAGTATCCGCTACTGGTATCAGCGGCGGCGTTTCAGCTTGGCGATTTGTTTGACCGAAACGAATTCCCTGACGCAACAACCATAGCCGAGCGGTTTAAGTTTAGGTATGTGTTTCTCCCCATCCCCGAGATGGGGGACTTTCGCGTCGATGTGGGGACTGAGATTAAAGATGAGTTGCAGTCTCAGTTCGAGGGATACTACAAGGCTAAACTAGACGATGCTATGCAGGACATGTGGGATAGGTTGCATGACTGCATGAGTAAGTTGAGTGAGCGCCTAGACTACGCTGACGATAAGACGAGAAAGATATTTAGGGATACGTTGGTTAGTAATGCCCTAGACATCTGCAGTATGTTGAGTAACTTAAATGTTACTAATGACCCAAAGCTTGAGGATGCACGTCGCAAACTCGAGAGCACACTGATGGGTATAGATGCTACTGACTTACGTGAGGACTCGATACTACGTACCGATGTTAAGCGCAAAGTAGACGACATACTGAAATCGTTTGACTTTTAATCCGATAGGGTGTACATTGTTAAGGACTGGAGAATAAGTTTATGTTTGATTATATAGAAAAGATATTTGACGAATATGGGCATGGACTGATAGTAAAGAGCATGTATGGGTTGAAAGTTGAGCCCGACCCGAATCGTGAGCGCCGAGTGAGAGCCGTAATTGAATCGATGGGTGATAAGTATTTACTGGCTAAGCCGATAGAAAGGAAGACAGATGGAGGACCTTAATGTAAGAGACTTATTCGCGATGATGGCTATGAACGGACTGATATCCAGTAAAGGGTATGGTTGTAGCACAAAACAATACGCGGAATTCAGCTACGAGATAGCAAATGCAATGATGAAAGAAAAGGAGAAGCGTGATGAGTCTGCGCGATAATGAAAGAGAAAAAGAGCGGTCGGCTAGAAAGAAAGCCGAGATAGATGCCGAAGTAAACACCAACAAAGAGATTGTGTATAACTATATCGCCGCTCGTAAAGATGTATCAGGTAAAGAATGCGTAGAGGAGTTGGGGTTCTTTAATAAAGGTAAGTGTTACTTAGAGTGGTTAGCACTGCGTGGACACTTGACTCGGGATAAAAGAACAATAGGTGGCAAACGGTTATATGTATACAACGCGGCAATACCGTATATAAAACCTATATCTGACTTACCTGCCACCCTGCCCACAAAGGACGACAAACTTGTGCAAAGTGTTACTAGGGTAATTAATCTAATGGATAGGCCTCAAGAGCCTAGGACTAAGGAAGAACGAGAAAGACTTAGACGTTCCTCTAAAAGTGTTGCCATTGGCAGTAGCATGCAGATGTTCGGGAGTTGGTGATGGAAAAACTAGATGATAAGAACCGTGAAAGTTTTGGGGAAGCCGTGCGTAGGATAGTGCTTAGCGTGCCTAATACGACAAACAATAACTTAGGCACTTTGATTGAGAACATATACCTACGTTTTCAAATGGAAGCTGAACGAGATGCAAGGGACATGGCTAATGGCAAACATGGTGATTGAGTATATTCAGTGTTACTGGGTATCGTTTACATTGGGTATGGCATGCATGTTTTTAATAGGAGAATGGAATGAGCGACGGAATGACAGAAATGCTAGAAGAAGAGAACGCGCTAGCTAAACAGGTGGGTGGTAATCACTACGCTGAAATGGCGATACAACCCGTAGAGTTTATTGTAGCTAATGAACTGGGCTTTCTTGAAGGCAACATAGTGAAATACGTTTGCAGGCACCACGCTAAGAACGGTGCCGAGGATATACAGAAAGCAATCCACTACTGCGAGTTGTTGTTGCAGACTAAATATGGGGGTTAGTGATGTTTAATTTTTGTTGGCACAAATGGAGTAAATGGTCTGTTGATAGCAAAGCAACACATAGATATGTACACGGAGAAGAAATAAAAATTGTTCAGCTTAGACAATGCCAAAAATGTGACTTACTTCAATTTAAAACCGATACATTAACCTAGGAACTAATATGTGGGTGTTACTTGACTTTGACGGTGAGCCGTTGCGCTACTATAACTACCCTGCTACTGGAACGGTCGAGATTGTAGAAAAGAAATTAACTTTAGATGAACTGATGGAACAACTAGGAGAAGCACTATTATGACTGAAGAACAGATTGAAACAACACTAAAGGCTATGCACGAGGGGCTACTATCTATGCAGGCTAGGCTTGATGACCACCAAAAAGTAATCGAGCAGATGATGTTGGTAATGCAAAACCTAACAGCAGGACAAGTACCCGACGGATTCAGACAACCAAAGAAAGGGCACTAGTATGACAAGTAAACGAACAATGCCACGATGGGTATGGTGGAAAAAGGGCGAGTGTGTAGTTGAAGTGCTAAAGACAGGCCACTTCCCGACATCCATCATAGGTAAACTGCCTAGCGGTAAAGAGTCAGAGATAGACATCGACGAACTTGACTTGCACAACGAGGGGGTTGAGGTATGAGCTGGAACTATCGAGTAGTTAAGTTTGAAGGTGCGTTTGATGAGCCATACTATGAGGTAAAAGAAGTATATTACAACCGCGATGGTTCGCT